ATCGTAATTGTCCTCCAAGTACTTCAGAACCTCATCTTGGATTGCCCACTCAAAGAAGTTGAGTTGTCCAACGGTGGTATCCAGCCCCATAAACTGAATGCGCTTCCAACGGCAGAACGGGTCAAACATCTTTTTACTGTACGCCTTCAGGTGAGACTTGTAGGCGAGGTAGACAATGACATGTCTGGATCCAACAAGATACGCAACATTGTGCTTTTTCGCATAATTCGTCACAAGCCAGTCCAGCAGGCGAAGGCTGACCCTAGACTCGCCAGACAGGATTGTCTGAACCTTCTTGAACTTCTCTTCGTCGGAATAGAACTTCTCTAGGCGATGAAGAACCCAGTGATCACGATTCTGAATAGTCTCCATTTGTAATCTTACTGCGGTATTGTCGCTTAAAGTGGTTTGGTAAGATAAAGACAAATGGCTGTGGTGAATGCGCCCACAACCATCATCGGGTCTGAGGAGGAGGTTGCCAAGTTTCTTGAGCCCCGTGAGCCACGTGATGAGAACATCAGCGCCCCTGTGTCTGTTGGATTTGGGGAGGAAGGTAAGTTCATCCTTCCTGGGAACACGCAAGAGTACACGGAGTATGCATCTGCGCAAGAGATGATTGCCGCTCAACCTCCGCTGCCCGACCCCGTGTTTGAGGAGAATGATGTGCTGCCGATGATGGAAGACAAGGGTGTTCCTCTTGGCAAGCTGGATGAGATAGACATTGAGTTCAAGAAGATGTACGAGGAGATGTTTAGCCGCACGTCCGAGCTGGGCGTCATGGGCGCCGGTGACTTTGAGACACGTCTCCGAGAACATCAAAATGAACTTTCGAGGAGCAAGATAGAGAACCCTAATGGAGGATGCATTAACGTCCTATCTACTGGAGAATCGGCCGTATACCCATCTCAACGCCCGTCTACGCCATTTCGTAACTCTGTGCAAATCCCTGTCTCCGGAGCTTTCGTATCGCACTCTAAGGAGGGAGGTGATGCAAGTGACACAAAGAATTCTGACGGGGCCAGCGGGAAGGATGTGGATGCGTGACCGAGCATTTGAGCGAACAGTGCGCCTGTATGGAAAGCAAGATCAGCGCACCGATGCTTGGCATGCACAGAGGGGCACTATGATCACGGCATCTGAGGTATCAAAGGTGTGGCAGACAGCCGCGTCTCGTCTTGAGCTTCTAGAGAAGAAGCTGGAGCCTCCTGTGCGGAGCGACAGCAACGCATTCAACTCAATTCCTGCGTTGATTTGGGGAACTCGCTTTGAGCCCGTGGCAAAGAAGATCTACGAAGACACGACTGGCTGCGATATTATTGATGTGGGCTGCTGTCAGCATCCAGTTCACAAGTTTCTCGGCGCATCTCCCGACGGGCTGATCGTGCCTCGTTACGCGGATGCCGACCCCATGCGATACGGTCGGCTGGTAGAGTTCAAGTGTCCAATGAGCCGCACACGCAAGGACGAAATCCCAAGTTACTACGTGCACCAAATGCAGATGCAAATGGAGTGCACGGGGATTGACGAATGTGAGTATGTGGAGTTTCGGTTCAAACAGGCGAACTTTACCCAGTGGGACGAGAGCACAGACACAAAAGGTGTGTTTGCGGTTGACTCTAGCGGCAAGGTAGACTACAAGCCGGATACCATTGAGCTCCATCAATGGCAGAGCACCCATACCGACGAACATCAGTATGTCTATTGGATTCTGACCGACATCAAGAAGGACTTTGTTCCGAAGGATCCGAACTGGCTATCAGACCACCTGCCTGATCTGAGGGCATTTTGGGATGACGTGGAGCGCCACCGCAGAGAGGGAACGAAGCCCGAACCGCTGCCCTCTAAGACCTTGAGCATAGATATTTAATCCACGTCCAGCATGAGAGGCGAGGGCCAGCAAACTTGCGAGTCCATTCGTCAATCGTATACTGATTGCCCATGCTCAGATTGCACCGAGAGCAGATGGGAATCAGATTTTTCACATCTGTCTTTCCGCCCTTGCTCTCAGGGACATTGTGCCCGCATTGAAAATCAAACACGTTCATGGTATTCGTACACCACGAGACCCTGCACTTTGTTTGGAACACGGGTCCCACACTAACCAACCATACCTGCTCACGAAGCGCTTTTGGGATCTTTGCCTTCCCGATCATTAGTTCTTCTCACATACGGCTCTTAAACTGATTTACCTGCCAAGGAGTGTCGACGCCAAGTGCTTCACCTACGCTGTTGTCCTGAACAAAGTGGTTGGTCTGTTGGGCATACGAGGAATCCTCGTGAGCCATTGCGCGTTTCTGTTGGCTGCGATCATCAAATCTAGACTCGGGACCTCCGCCGTAGAACCGATCCACACCATACAGCTTGAGAACGTATGCTAAAACGGCAACTGCGATAAAGAACCAAACCCACTGCTTCATTGTTCAAAGTCCCGAAAAAAACGAATGTCCTAGTTTGTAAGAGAGCAGATATCACAATGGAGGACAAGGCACTTGACACTCTTCGCATCATGCTCGGGCGCCGCAAGCTTGAGACCAGCACCGAGCGACTCACGAGCGATTCCAAGAAGATGGAGAAGGTGACGCTCTATACGATTGGGGACGTGCTCGTTTGTTTCAGCCAAAAGGAGAAAATCCTCTCCACAGACATTACCAACGTGATCAACTTTGCCAAGGACAATGCACATACAAACGGGATTGTCCTTGTGGCCATGAGTCCGCCGTCTGAGAATGTGCTTCGGGTGGCAAAGTCTCATTCAAAGGACCGTCTTGCGCTGTTTCATATTTGGCAGCTGCAGTTTGACATTACGACCCATCGTATGGCAATGCCTCATCGTGTTCTTGTAGATGCCGAGCGCACGGTGGTCTTGGACACCTTCAAGATCTCAAATCCGGAGAACCAGCTGCCGTGGATTGACTCGCAGGATACGATGGTCAAGTGGATTGGGGCCATTCCTGGTGATGTGATTGAGGTAACTCGCCATTCCGACACAGCCGGCCGCAGTTTCTACTACCGTTACTGTGTTGAGGATGTAAATGTCGCCCAGTAATAATGGAGGACCTACAGACGTCATATGAAGCCAAGCGTGCCACGTACGATGCGTTGGTCGCTGCGAATGACCCAACAAAGCTTCCTGAGATTCAACGGTTGAACGGAGAGCTTGCAGCGCTTTTAACTCGCATGGCAGGGATACTGGCCGCAACAAAGGACAGTGCGAGAGACATTACTGTCTATCGAGATGCCCTGCTTCAACAACTAGTAGGCATTCAGAACGACGCGTCTATCATGAAGGAACAGAGAGATCAATACGCCACCCTCCATATGCTTCAGACGCATGATGATGCAGTGTTCAGGTCAAGCTTTTTTTGGTATGCCCTTGCCTTGGGGATTGCCGCCCTCATGTTTTTTATCCTCTTGTTGCGAAGCGGGGGTTACAAGGTCCCCACAATGCCCGCCGCAATGAGCAGTCCAAACACAATGCCCGCCTTGACATAGAGAGATGTCTCGTCGGCAGCAGCAACGGTGCGGGAATGAAGCTGTTGTGTCTGCGCAAGGGTGTTCTGAAGAGCCGGACCCTGCGTCCGAATAGCCCGTGTCTGTTCCTGCAGCTCTCCAATGTCTCCAGTTGTATTTTGATAGGAGGCAATGAACCTCTGAATATACGTTGTATTTGCGTTAGATGCGGCCGATGCATTCGCAATCACGCTGTTGATTGTCGCCATGGCATTGTCCGACGCAGTCTTATACGCAGCCTTCGCAGCAGGATCTTGCGCCACCGTATAGGCCGCGTAGTTTGTTCTATATGCAGCAACAGCGGCCCGAAGTTCATCGGGGATCCCGGTGAACATCCGGATTTGTGGCGGCGGCAGCGGCTGCTCCGATTGATCTTCAACTTCATCCCCCATTATATTCCCTCTTCTAAAACAAAATGCCCACATCTCCCTTTGGTCAGATAAATCCTCCCGTTCGTCGTGCAATGGTTGGCGATGCCTCTGAATTCACTCGCTTTGTTCGGATGTCAAGCACGCTCGCGCCGTATGTAACTCAGAATCAGGCCGCGCGCCCCCACTTGCTTGGATGGCGCGATATGCAGGCGACTCGTGACGTGCGTGTCATCCTCCCGATGCTGGGTGCATTCAAGAGTTTTGTTCCTAATCGTTAAACAATGACGACAGACAGTTACGAAAGCATCCGATCCCAATATGCAGGCTATGCAGTGGAGTCGGACGTAAGCACCCGACTAAAAGAAGTGTCCGAAAGCCTGAGATCTCGTAAAGTGCAGCCTGTTCCAATTGAAGAGACAAAGAGAGCAATTCTGAATGCACCAAGCCTGATTGTTATTCAGACCGTGTTGTTCACAATACTGCTGGCCTTGGTTGAGTTCTTGGTTGTTCCGGCTGAATATGCATCCTATCTTGTTTTCCTTACCCTGTGTGTTGGAGCGTCAGCCGGAATCTATCTATCTACTAGATAATGGGCTGTCCGCTTGAGTTCGTAATGTCACAGGGCGCATGTGTGGTGAAGTGCCCGACAATGTATACACTTCAAGTCGTCGAGGGCGTGCCATCCTGTGTCGCCAAGGATTCGAATGGAGCAACGATTACATCCTTTGGGCTCACATCCGTCGCTCCTGAGACGGACGACAGGCGATCTGGAACGAGCTACATAAATTGGGGTCCTAATTTTGTGGATGCATATGATACATTCACTCAAGATCTTGCTGTTGCAAATGCAACAGTTGGAACAACAACTCGAAGACAACAGTTGTTTAACGCCCTTCAAGCAGCCGAAAATGCCCGTGGAACACCGGCAGGAGAGGACGCATATCAGAGCGCTCGCGTTGCCTACTATACGGCGACTCAGGGCGATGGATGGGCCGAAACGGAGAAGGAGCGGATTGCACAAACAAAAGCTCAACCCATCATTGATGGTCTTGTGTCTCAGTATAACAATCTGAAGGCAAAGCAGACAGAACAAGCATCCACCATTCAGGTGATCAATGGGCTGCGAGACAAGGTCCTGACCGTCAAGGATGATATGGCCTTTTCTGTTCGAACATTCCAAAAGCAGGTTGACAATATCAAAAATCAGATCAACATCGACAAGAAGAACCAAGTGGACGCAACAAAGGCAACGGTTTCGTGGATTGAGGTTGTTCTGAATTGGATGATTGCCATTGCAACGCTGGTCTGCATCTTCCTTCTTCTTCGGTACTTTTCTCGGACAAGCACGGTGCGTAGGGAGTATGGTCCTTATATGCCTTTTGATATGTGGGGAAGGCCGCCGGCGGCGGCTGTGCGGCCGCCTCCACGCGTATAAACGGATCAGATCAACTAAAACAAGAAGACAATGGAAGTCACTGATTCGCGGACCGTGGCCGACTTTCAAAAGACAACATTTTGTGGACACCCTCGGTCGCACGTCGTGAAGGTTCTCCTTCAAAACGTGCAGCTTGGTCACGCAGATTATGCATGCTACTGGGCACTTGAACTTCTTTGCTCAGGACTTGTTCATAGCTTATGGGCAACTCTTTTTGATGCAGCGGCTCTTCACATTAACCGCGCAAACCCAAACGTATTTCTCTATCTGGCCTCGGCTTATGAACGATATGCGCCAATTGAAAGCGCATTCACGGTCGGCACAATGACATCTATTCGCAACAACATTGATGTTCGTCAGCTTGTCTGCGAAGTCGCGGCAACACTCGCCGGGTGCCGGAAAAACAAATTACCCTCTCTTCCTACAATCAAGCCTCTGCATGATTTTGATCCTCAGACCATTCAGGAACATCTTAAAGCCCCGTCACAGTTGTTTGCACGGCTCTCACTTCGTCCAGCGGATCCCCTACCCGTGGCGGTCCCGATCAACGAATTCGTCTACTGCTTGCGGTCTGATGTCAGAGATGCCACTCGTGCACTGTACTGGATGGCATGGATTTTTGCGTACTGCCGAGAGCACAAGAAACAGACCAAGCAAGCTCTCATCTTTGCCAACCGATTTGACGAGTTTGTCTCCGAGCCCCACGGAGCTCACCCCGTTTGGATCTTTTGGGACGCGATCCGCAAGCAGACCCAAGCAACCGCCCGACCTGTCATTGATGTCCTGTACAAAATGTACTGTCTGCGGTGGAGCCCAACTGACGCAAAGTCCAAACAACACTTGCTCATCGCTGCAGTTCTGATTGTCTGTGAAGGAACCACGTTTGACGCGACGGTTGTTGCTGGCAACACCCTTGCTGTCTCTAATGTTCTACAGGGAATGCCGGGCTGGATTGATGCCATTGTCCGTATGCAAAAGAGCTTTGCGTAGTCACTTCCCTAACCATGCATTCTTTTTCTGCTGTTGATACGTTCGCTCCTGATCCCAACCAGCCCGTTCGTACGCATTTGCCTCCGAATGAAGTGCTCTTCTTTTTGCTTCTGACGAACTCTTACCGTCCCAAACCTTTTCAGTCCTAGCAGATGCTGCATACCCATTGATCGCAGCATTGTTTCCAGACCGAAACTGAGAAGAAGCTACCGATGACGTTACCCCGCGCCCTTGCATTACCATCCGACTATCGTATGACATGTTCTTATAGTATTGCCACTCTTAAAACGAAACTTAAACATTGATTGCGTAATGCATCAAATGAATTTTCCAGTTAGTGCATTGCAACTGAGATTGTCAAAAGAACAAAATAAGCAGAAAGAAATTGAAGATAGAATCACGAATACAATTGAATCCATATCTGAATCGGTTGTATATCTCGCCGGAAGGTCTGATCACGAAGATACCTTTCTGATAGTTGATTCCAGAATTGTACACGGATTAACAGCATATCAAATTGATAAGATTGTAAAGGGTCTCAGGTTAAATTTTCCCGACTGTCTTGTTATGTATGCTGATCCCGCCTCTCCGGGGATGGGATCGCAATGTCCCAATGACCCAGCGACTTCGCCCAATTGCACATTTATTATCGATTGGGATGAGCGCCTTAAGCTGAGACCTGATATCCGCGACAGAATGCAGAAGAGCTTTGCGTAGTCAAAATGGAACCAATTTTTCGCAGGCAGTCTACCTTAAAATGCTGCCCTACATTCCCGAAATCTCCGCATCCAAGGTCGCCGGTCTCATCGGTCTTCACGCATACCAGCCTCCCCACGAGGTCATGTATGATCTTCTTTCCAAGAACCTCACTACAAAGTATCGCATTGCGGATATTGAGGCCAAGGAGCGCCGCGTCGCTGTGTCAAAGCTCAAGGATACTATTCTTCGTACATCGGCGGTACGGGACATTGTCGGAGCAGGGGTTCGGGCTTGCGTGGGTCTCACGGACATTACCGATACGCTAGCGGATGTGGAGACCCAGGCCCGAATGGTCCTTGATCTTCGTCATTCGGAGCTCAAGCCCGAGATCCGCTCTATGCTGGTCGGAGAGGTGCGGGGCGCAGTTCAGCGTCAGCGCGGG